TAGGCTTTGACGAACTTACTCAGTGGGCCACCCCCTTCGCATGGAACTACATGAGATCACGTCTACGGTCCACTGCACCCGACTTGCCTATCTTTATGAGGGCAACTACAAACCCAGGAGGTAGGGGGCATCATTGGGTTAAGAAAATGTTTATTGACCCATCTCCTGCAGGGAAAGCTTTTAATGCAACTGATATTGAAACAGGTGAAGAACTTAAATATCCTGCAGGACATGCAAAGGCAGGAAAACCTTTGTTCAAACGTAGGTTTATACCTGCACGTCTTTCAGACAATCCTTACCTAAGTAAGCAGGGTGACTACGAGGCAATGCTACTATCGTTGCCTGAACAACAACGTAGACAGTTGTTAGAAGGTGATTGGGATATTAAAGAAGGTGCAGCCTTCACAGAGTTTGATCGTAACGTTCATGTTATTGATCCATTTAAGATACCAAACAATTGGGTTAAGTTTAGGGCTTGCGATTATGGATATGGTTCTCATAGTGCTGTTGTGTGGTTTGCCGTTGCGCCTGATGAGCAACTTATCATATATAGAGAATTATACGTCAGTAAAGTACTCGCAACAGACCTTGCCGATATGGTCTTAAACCTAGAGGCAGAAGATGGAAACATTAAGTATGGAGTTCTTGACTCTTCTTTGTGGCATAAGCGTGGTGATACTGGCCCTAGTCTTGCTGAACAAATGATTAGTCGAGGATGCAGATGGCGTCCATCAGATCGTTCTAAAGGTTCACGTGTAGCAGGTAAGAACGAAATACACAGACGTTTACAAGTAGACGAGTTTACAGAAAAACCCAGACTAGTATTCTTTAACACTTGTACTAATATGGTAGCACAGTTACCAGCAATACCACTGGACAAAAAGAATCCAGAAGATATTGATACACACTCAGAAGACCACTTGTACGATGCCTTACGTTATGGTATAATGTCAAGACCACGATTTAGTATATTTGATTACGATCCAAATTCCACAAGATCAATGGGAATGCGTGTGGCTGATTCAACATTTGGCTATTAAGGAAAAATAAATGGCAGAAGATAGTGAAGTATTTATTGAGGATGACGCAGTTATTCTTGAGGACACAGACAACTCAGTAGAAGAAGACGCAGATACTTCTAAGATTATTCCATTTATTATGGAACGTTATCATCGTGCTGAAGACTACCGCCGACAAGATGAAGAACGTTGGCTACGTGCTTACCGTAACTACCGTGGTATATATGGACCAGAGGTACAGTTTACAGAGGCAGAAAAGTCTCGTGTATTTATTAAAGTAACTAAAACAAAAACACTGGCTGCATACGGTCAGATTGTAGATGTACTATTTGCAAAGAATAGTTTTCCACTTACAGTTGATCCTACAGAACTTCCAGAAGGAGTTGTTGAAAATGTCAGTTTTGACCCTGCTCTTCCTAAAGAGTTACAAGAAGATAAAAAATCAGACCCTGTATCACCTTACGGTTTTAAAGGTGATGGTAAAGATTTACCTAAAGGGGCTACAGCAAAAACGTTAGCAGAACTTCTTAACCCAGAACTACGTGAAAAACTAGAGTCTGTTGAAGGTGTTAAAGAAGGTGCGGGTGGTACACCTACATCTGTTACATTTAGTCCTGCAATGATTGCAGCTAAAAAAATGCAGAAAAAAATTCAAGACCAACTTAATGAATCGTCTGCGTCTAAACACCTACGTAGTACTGCATTTGAAATGGCTTTGTTTGGCACTGGCGTTATGAAAGGTCCATTTGCTGTAGACAAAGAATATCCTAATTGGAATGATGAAACAGGCGAGTATGAGCCTACGTTTAAAACTATTCCACAAGTATCTCATGTATCTGTATGGAACTTTTATCCAGACCCAGATGCAAACAATATGGATGAAGCACAGTACGCAATTGAACGTCACAAGTTGTCTCGTTCACAAATGCGTGGTTTAAAGAAACGTCCATATTTCCGTAGTCAAGTTATTGATGAAGCCATTACGCTTGGCGAAAACTATGATAAAGAGTATTGGGAAGACGATCTATCTGATTATGCACCAGAGCATGGTATTGAACGTTTTGAAGTCTTAGAGTACTGGGGCATGGTAGACGTTGAAATGCTTATGGAACAAGGTGTAGATGTTCCACGTGAACTACAAGATACCGATGAACTACAAGCAAACGTTTGGATTTGTAATGGTAAACTATTACGTATGGTATTAAACCCCTTCAAACCTGCTCGTATTCCTTACATGGCAGCACCGTATGAACTAAATCCATATTCATTCTTTGGCGTAGGTATTGCCGAAAACATGGACGATACTCAAACATTGATGAATGGTTTCATGCGAATGGCTGTTGACAATGCGGTATTATCTGGTAACCTTTTGATTGAGGTAGATGAAACTAACCTAGTTCCAGGCCAAGACTTATCAGTATACCCAGGCAAAGTATTCCGTAGGCAAGGTGGTGCACCAGGACAAGCTATTTTTGGTACTAAGTTCCCGAATGTTGCAGGTGAAAACTTACAGCTATTTGATAAGGCACGAGTGCTTGCAGATGAATCTACGGGTTTTCCATCCTTTGCACATGGACAAACAGGTGTTATGGGTGTAGGCCGTACTGCTAGTGGCATTAGTATGCTAATGGGTGCTGCAAGTGGTACTATTAAAAATGTTATTAAAAACGTAGACGACTATTTGCTTCGTCCACTAGGTGAAGGTCTGTTCCGTTTTAATATGCAGTTTGACTTTGATCCTGAGATTAAAGGTGACCTAGAAGTTAAAGCACGTGGCACAGAATCACTTATGGCTAATGAAGTACGTAGCCAACGACTTATGCAATTCTTGCAAGTATCATCTAACCCTGCACTTGCACCCTTTGCTAAGTTTCAATATATTATTCGTGAGATTGCAAAGTCTCTTGATCTTGACCCCGAAAAAGTTACCAACAATATGAATGAAGCTGTAATTCAAGCTGAACTAATGAAACAGTTTCAGCAAGAACAGCAAGCACAACAAGGTGGTCTAGCAGGTGCAAACCCAATGGATACATCAGGAGCAGGTGGTGGAACTATAGGTGTAGGACAAGCACCGACACCACAAGAACAAGGATTTAGTGGTAATGCAGGACAAGGAGCACCTCAGCAAGCTTAAGGGGCTGGTCAGCAACCAAGCCCAATGGTCTAAGTTTGAAGCTTACTTAGACATGATAATCAATCAACAGCATCGTGTTATGGAACAAACAAATGAAGTTGTTGCTGTACATAGAGCACAAGGTGCTATTTATCAGTTGCGTAGATTAAAACTATTACGTGACGAAGTATTAAAATCTCAGTAAGGAAATTACTATGGAAGAACAAATGGAACTCTTTGAAGACGGTGGCCTTCGTGATGAAGGTGGCATGGTAGATGAAGAATCAGGGAATGATGTTCCTAGTGGCAGCACTAAAAAAGAAGTGCGTGACGATATTCCTGCTATGCTAAGTGAGGGTGAGTTTGTTCTACCTGCTGATGTTGTACGTTATCATGGATTAGAAAAGATTATGCAGCTTCGTGATGAAGCTAAATTTGGTTTAAAGAAAATGGAAGCTATGGGGCAGATGGGTAACTCTGATGAAGCTACACTAGATGATGACGTTCCGTTTGGCCCTGCAGATTTACTTATTGTTACAGGTGAGCCAGAAGATAAACCACGTAAAATGGCTGAAGGTGGTGTAGTATATGCACAAGCAGGTACATATGTTCAACCCGCAACAGGTATTATGGGTTATCAACCCTCTATATATCAAGGTCAGCAAACCTCTACAACATACACACCACCACCTAGTTCTGTAGCACCACCTGCCCCTACACCTTCTCCTGCAGGGGGTTATGTTCCTAAGTTTGTAACTGAAGGTGCTACACCATTTGACGATGGTAGTCTTGCGCCTAAACCCGTAGCAACACCTAGTACATCTGACACATCTGCAGTAAGTACAGCATCTACTGAAGATAAGTTTGTACCTGAAGTACAAGATAAGTACACTACACTTAAATACATTAATAAAGAAACTGGTGAGATACGTGATTTTTATTTCTACAATGGTAATCCAGTAACACCTATTCCAGACGGATTTATTCCGTATAATGAGTCTGTAGATGAGGTAGTTGACGATCTTGAATCAACAACAGTTGAAACTACGCAAGTACGTGAACGTGATGATGATCCATTTAAAGATATGAAACCTGCAAAAGCAGTTGACTACACTAAATTAAATAATAACGAACTTATGGAAGCGTTTAATACAAATAAACGTTTAAAAGGTTTGTCTGTAGGTTTAGCAGCTATAAATCCACTATTTGGTATTTTTGGAAGACTAGCATCTAGTCATTCTGAAAAGAAAATTATAGAGGCAATGAAAGCTCGTGGAATGAAAATTCCAGAAACAAAAGGCGGTATACTTACAGGTCTTATTGATGATGTATTAAACGCTTTAGGAATAGATAAAACAAACGAAGCTGTAACAAAACAAATAGAAACTAATATAAAAAATAATGTTACAGAATTATCAGAAAATGAAAATAAAACCTTAACAACTGCTATAGGTATTATTGGTCCAGAAGACTTTGCTCCTTACCCATACAAAAAACTTCCTGCAAGTACTTACGATGAAGTTCCTTCAGGAGAAGATATTGTAATGTCTATGCCTGTTTATAGTGGTCCTTCAGGTCCAGAAGACTTTGCACCTTATCCTACAGCACCACTAACAGATGATGATATGGGATTACCTAGTGGACCTGTAACAATCTCAAGTGTTGCAGATACAAGTGGACCGCTTGGACCAGAAGATTTTGCACCTAAACCAACAACTAAAAAAGAAGATGATCCATTTAAAGATTTAAATGATGCAAAAGAACTTATAAAAGCAAAACAAGCAAGCAATAAAGTAATAAAAGAAGCGCAAAAAAGAGGAGATACTTCTGCTGTTTCAAGTTCTATAAAAGAAGCAAAAAGAGTTGAAGATATTATAGAAGCACGTCAAAAAGGAGCAAGCATTGGTTTCAAGCAAGGTGGACTTGCAACCCGCAAAAAGAAAAAATAAATCCACCAATTAGACTGGCCTACCCATCCCCCTACCAACAGGCTACGGTGGCCCCAGTAAGGAAGACAAAATGTCAGATACAATTATGGCTGAAGAAATGCAGCCTCAAAAGAAAGTAGCTTTTGCTAATCGTAAATACACAAATGAAGAACGATTAAAAAAAGAAGAAGAAGAATTAGAGCAGCTTATAGCTGAACAAAAAGGTGAAGCAGTGGAGCAAGAACCACAAGAAGCTGAACCTACTAATGCTGAAGAAAAAAGTTTTAAGAAACGTTACGGTGATCTACGTAGACATCAACAACAAAAAGAAAAAGAATACGAAGATCGTATTAAAGCTCTTGAAACACAACTGAATCAAGCAACTAAGAGTGAGATTAAACTACCAAAGTCTGATGAAGACATTGAAGCTTGGACACAAAAATATCCAGACGTAGCTGCTATTGTTGAAACTATTGCAATTAAAAAAGCAAAGGAACAAGCACAAGGTCTTGAAGATCGTGTTCGTGAAATTGATGAAATGAAAGCTAATGCTGTACGGGATAAAGCAGAAGCTGAGTTAATGCAATTACATCCAGACTTTGATAGTATTCGTGACAGTGACGACTTTCATGAATGGGCAGATGAACAACCTAAATGGGTTCAAGACGCACTTTATGAAAATTACGGGGATGCCCGTTCTGCTGCACGAGCAATTGATTTGTATAAAGCAGACCGTAATATTACAACTAAAAAGTCTGCTTCATCAAAAGATGCTGCACGTTCTGTGAATACAAAAAATCAACGTAGTAAACCTCAATCTGATGGTATGGGAAAAATCATTAGAGAGTCTGAGGTACAAAAAATGTCTCCACAAGAATACGAAAAACGATCCGACGAGATCATGGAAGCTATTCGCACTGGAAACTTTGATTACGATTTATCTGGTTCAGCTAGGTAAAAAGTATTGACATTATAGTTATTTATGATATAACTATATGTATCATACATTAGTATAGCCCCATAAGGTTACCTATTCTATTGTATATTCCCCCGCAAACAACAGACCTTACGGACTTACCTAATACGTATGGCCCGTAGTTGTAGCACAAAGGCCAAGTGTTATATTCTACGCACCCATAAACGATTAGCCTCCATTATAGTACTCTGTGTGTTTAGCATCTGTTTATGCTAAAGGAGATAATGTTATGGCATTTTCAACAGCATCAGGTTACGGCAACCTGCCCAATGGCAATTTTTCGCCCGTAATCTATTCCAAACAGGTGCAACTTGCATTCCGCAAGGCATCTGTTGTTGAAGCAGTGACAAACTCAGATTATTTTGGTGAGATCGCAAACATGGGCGATTCAGTTAAAATCATCAAAGAACCTGAGATCACTGTTAAGGCTTATGATCGTGGTACTACAATCACGCCACAAGATTTGGACGATGAGGATTTCTCATTGACCATTGACAAAGCAAACTATTTTGCTTTCAAGGTAGACGATATTGAAGAGGCTCACAGCCACGTCAATTTCCAAAGCCTTGCATCTGACCGTGCGGCATATCGCCTAGCGGATCAGTTTGACCAAGACGTTCTTGGTTATCTGTCAGGTTATAAACAATCTGCAATTCACGGCAACCCAGACACAGTTAACACAACTGTAAACGGTTCTAAAGCTGTATCAACTGCAGGTTCTGACGAACTGCTTTCCTCAATGAAGTTGGATGCTTCTGACTTTAACGCAGGTACAGCAGCGCAATCTATTGCATTGCTACCACGTACTGGTGGTGCAACAGCTACACCTTCAACAGCAGGTGAAGCAAACCCATTGCAAATGATTGCACGTATGGCTCGTAAACTAGACCAACAGAATGTTGATACATCTGGACGGTGGCTTGTAGTTGACCCAGTATTCATGGAAATTCTACGTGACGAAGATTCACGTCTTCTAAACGCAGACTTCGGTGAGTCAGGTGGACTTCGCAACGGTCTTGTGTTGAACAACCTACATGGTTTCCGTGTTTACGTTTCAAACAACCTACCATCAATTGGTTCTGGTCCTGCAACAAACGCAGCGTCAAACGCAACTAACTACGGTGTTATCGTAGGTGGTCATGACTCAGCCGTTGCAACTGCAGAGCAGATCAATAAGACAGAAACATATCGTGACCCTGACTCATTTGCAGACATTGTTCGTGGTATGCATCTATACGGTCGCAAAATCCTACGCCCAGAAGCGTTGGTTAATGCGCTATACAACTTGCGCTAATAGGGAGGGATAAACAATGGCTACAGTTACTTCTTTATCCGCTGCCGCACACGGTTCAAGTGCACGTGGACGTTCTCCATATATGGTAGAGCAAGAAATTGATCTTGCTGCCGCTGCAACTGCAAAGGGTTCTGCCCTAGCTGCTGCTGATATTATTCAAGCAATTACTGTTGGTGCAAACACAATGGTAATGGCTGCAGGTATGGAATGTACTACAGCACCTTCAGGTGGTACAGGTACAGTTCTTGATCTTGGTATCACAGGCGGTGACGTTGATGCGTTTGTTGATGGTTTTGCTTTTGACTCTGCTTCTGCAGGTGATTATGCAACACTAGCAAACACTGCAACTCCAATCTTGGTCACAACATCAGACACAGTTGATGTATTGATCCAAGCTGCTACAACAGTATCTACCGCAGGTAAGGTACGTGTATGGGCAGTGTTGATGGATGTTGATGGACTTGGCGAAATGTCTGCCGATGAAGTCACACGTGATGCACTAGCATAATAAAAACACTTTAAGGGGCTGGGCAACTGGCCCCTTTAGGCTAATATAAAGGCTTATAAAATGGCAACTACTTACGTTACGCTTGTTAATGATACATTAAGACGATTAAATGAAGTCACACTAGATACTGCTGGTGATGGTTTTGATACTGTACGTAATGTCCAAGGACTTGCAAAAGACGCAGTAAATAATAGTATTCGTCTTATATTACAAGACGGACAAGAGTGGCCTTTTTTAAAAACAACATATACCCAAACATTAACTACAGCACAACGCACGTATGATTTTCCATCAGACATGGGTACTGTAGATTGGGATTCGTTTTTTCTAAAAAAGACTACGGGATTAGATAATACACCTAGACATTTAAATACATTAACATATAATGACTACCTTCAAAATTATCGTACACAAGATGATGAAGGAGATCAAACAAATGGTATAGGTAAACCTATTTACATATATCAAACACTAGAAGAAAAATTTGGAGTTACACCATTAACAAATGCAGCTTATGAAATTGAATATGTATATTTTACTTATCCAGATGATTTAGTATTATATACAGATACAATGATTATTCCTGACAGATTTAAACATGTAGTAATTGATGGTGCTATTATGTTTATAATGCGTTTTCGTAGTAACGAACAAAGTGCCGCAATCCACCAACAAAATTTTGAAGAGGGTATTAAAGCAATGCGGCGTATTTTAATGGACGATAACTTATATGTTCGTTCAACCGTAATTCAACGTCCTGCATCCAGTACATTTAATAGTGTGATCTAATGGCTGATAATTTAGCTTCTTTTAAAGTATTCTGCCAAGGCGGTTTAAACACCAGTCGTGATGTGCTGTCACAAGGTGAAACACAACCAGGATCAGCTATTGCTTTAATTAATTATGAACCTGCCGTTACTGGTGGTTATCGTAAAATTAATGGCTTTAATAATGATTATGGAACTGTTACAGGTACAGGAGATGTACTGGGTATTTGTGTAGCTAACGGTATTAATGATGGTATCTTAGCTTGCCGTGCACCGTCTAGTGGTTCTAACTATCTACACTATTGGGATACAGCTACATCAGCTTGGGTTGCAGTAACTACTTCTGGTTCTCCTACAATGACAGGTGTAACCAAGGTACGCTTTACTAAGTACAACTGGGGTAGCCCTAAAGTTATTTTGACGGATGGTGTAAACCCTGCAGCTACATATGATGGTACTACATACACACAGATTACTCATGCAGATGCTCCCGATGATCCTAAGTACTCTGCGGTATTTCAAAACCACATGTTCTTAGCAGGTGATCCTAATGAAAATACAAATCTTTACTTTAGTACGCCATACGACGAAACTAGCTTTGCTGCTGATGCTGGGTCAGGCGTTATTAACGTGGGCTTTCCTATCGTAGCAATCAAACCTTTCCGTGATGCTCTATATATTTTTGGAAGTAACAATATAAGAAAGCTTGTTGGTAATAACATAGCTAATTTTATTTTAGAAACAGTTACAGATGACCTTGGTTGTTTGGCTACAGACAGTGTGATTGAAATAGGTGGTGATCTACTGTTTTTATCACAAGATGGTTTACGCCCCGTTAGTGGTACAGATAAAATTGGTGATGTTAATCTTGAAACGGTATCAAAAGATATTCAATCTATTTTTACTGACATTGTTTTTGACATTGATCTCGACACACTTAACGCTGTAGTAATTAGACAAAAAACGCAGTTTAGATATTTTTTTGGTGCAGCAGATTCACAAGGTATTATTGGTGGCTTTAGGCAAACTCCAAATGGGTTGCAGTTTGAATATGGGCAGTTACTAGGTATTACAGCTACTTGTGCAGACAGTGGTTACATAGGACAGAATGAGTTTGTAATTCATGGGGATAGTACAGGTAAAGTACATAGACAAGAACAGGGTAATGACTTTGATGGCACAGACATCTTTAGTATATTTCAAACACCGTTTTTTCATATGCAAGACCCAGAACAACGTAAAGTATTTTATACAGTAGCTACTTATTTACGTTCTGAAGGTGATAATACAATTGTTATGTCGGCTGTGTATGACTATGAAGATGTAGACACACTTAACCCAACAAACTTTAATCTAACAACAGAGGGTGCAGCAGCATACTATAATGAGGCAACATACAACAGCACTGCAATATTTGATGGTAATCCATCACCAGTTCAAAGAACTAATATTGAAGGTTCAGGTAAGTCAGCATCATTAAAATTCGTAACTAATGATTCCAGTGCATCACACAGTATACAAGGTCTAGTGATTACATTTGGAGTAGGAGACAGGTTATAAAATGGCAGGTTATTCACGTCAATCAGTAGCTGACATTATCGCTAATGCGGTTATTAAAGCTGCACCAGTAAACGCAGAGTATAACGCAATTCGTGATGCGTTTGCTTTTGCTACAGGTCACAAACATGATGGTAGCTCTACTGAAGGTGCTTACGTACCTTTAATTGCTGATACAGATGCACTAAACAAAGTTGTAATTGATACAACAAATAACCGAATTGGTTTCTTTAGTGAAGTATCTTCTGCTGCAGTAGAACAACTACGTATTCAAGATGGTGCTATTGTTCCTGTAACAGACAACGATATTGATCTTGGTACATCTTCACTAGAGTTTAAAGATTTGTATGTTGATGGTATTGGCTACATCGACACAGTTCAGATTCATGAAAATGCAACAATTACTGGTAATCTTACTGTTAATGGTAATACCACACTTGGTGATGCAGCTACTGATACGGTTACAGTTACTGCAGATGTTGCCTCTCCTCTTATTCCTTCTGCTGATGATACTTATGATCTTGGTGCTGTAGGCTCTGAGTGGCGTAATTTATATGTGGACGGTACAGCAAACATTGATAGTCTTGCAGCGGATACTGCAGACATTGATGGTGGTACTATTGATGGAACAACTATTGGTGGAACAACTCCTGCTGCTATTACAGGTACAACAATTACTGGTACTTCTTTTGTCGGCCCTGTTACTGGCAACGTTACAGGTAATCTAACGGGTAATGTCACAGGGAATGTTACAGGTGACGTAACGGGTGATGTAACGGGTGATCTTACTGGAAACGTCACAGGAGATGTAACAGGCAACTTAACTGGTAACGTAACAGGTAACGTGACGGGAGATGTTACAGGTGATCTTACTGGAGATGTTACTGGTAACTTAGTAGCTACAACTTCTACAGCTAAAGGGTTTAATCCTGCAACAGACAGTACATATGATTTAGGTACAACTACAGTACGTTGGGCTAACATATATGGTGATGCAGCTAACATTACTGCAATTACAGGTGCTTTGACAGGAAACGTTACTGGTGACGTTACAGGAAATGTAACAGGAAATGTGACAGGAAATGTTACTGGAGATGTGACTGGGGATGTCACAGGTGACTTAACAGGTGATGTTACTTCTTCTGGCACATCTAGTTTTGCTACTGTAACTACTTCAGGTAATGTTACTGTAGGTGGTGACCTTACAGTTAATGGTACAACAACTACAGTTTCTACTACAAACACTGTAGTATCAGATGGTCTTATTGAACTTGGTAATGGTACTACAGGCACACCTGCTAATGATGCAGGTATTGTTATTGAACGTGGTTCAGCAGACAATGCCTTTATTGGCTTTGATGAATCGGCAGATAAGTTTACAGTAGGTACAGGCTCATTTACTGGTGCATCTACTGGTGATCTTACAATTACTACAGGTACTATGGTTGCTAACGTTGAGGGTAACGTTACAGGCAATGTTACAGGTAATCTTACTGGTAATGTCACTGGGGATGTTACTGGAGATGTAACTGGAGACTTAACTGGCAATGTAACTGGAGATGTTACGGGTAATGTTACTGGTGATGTAACAGGTGATTTAACTGGGAACGTTACAGGTAATGTTACAGGAAACGTAACGGGTAACCTAACAGGCGATGTTACTGGTAATCTCAGTGGTACTACTGTTACAGCAACTGGGACAGTAACTTATGGTAGCTTGTCTGACGGTACGATTACTGTAACAGCTTTCGTAGACGAAGATGATATGACATCTGATAGTGCTACACTTATTCCTACGCAGCAATCTGTAAAAGCTTACGTAGACACTGTTGCAGCTACAGCAAACAATGTGGTTGGACTTACAGCTACAGGTGCAGAGATTAATGCTATAGCAGACGTATCAGCAATTACTGTTGACACTAGTACATCAATTGCATCAAATGATGGTATTGCAGTATATGATAGTAATGCTTCATCCATAGGTTACTATGACGTAGATTTGCTGGATACATATTTTTCAAATACAACAAAAACACTTGGAAATAAAACTATAAGTAGCCCTACTATTACTTCTCCTACCGTTACAGGACTACATCTTAATGATTCAGGTTTTACTGTAGAAGGTTCTAGTGCAGATGCTAATGAAACAACTGTAACATTTACTAACCCAACTGCTGACAGAACAATTACTTTTCCTGATGCTAGTGGTGATGTAGCATTAAGCCCAACCTTTGTAGCTAGTGGTACTATTTCTAACGGCGATACAGTAATTCTTAACTCAGATGGAACAGTTACTACTGCAGGGTTGTCACCTACAAGTGCAACCACCCCTGCGCTTATGAACTCAGGTAATGGACTTACTTTTTCTTCTACCTATGATACTACTAATAATAAAGTAATAGTTTTTTATAACGACTGGGGTAATACTAGTAGTTGGGTTGCTCAAGTTGGTACTATAAGTGGTAATTCTATTACTTTTGGTACTTTAGCTACAGTACGTACATATACAATGGCTAATTACATAGATGTTGTATATGACGCTACGGCAGATAAAGTATTATTTTTTATAGGTGATCGGCTTGGAAATAGTGGGGAAGCTTATGTAGGAACTATAAGTGGTACTTCTATTTCTGTAGGTAGTGTTACATATTTTGAACAAAGCGTTGGTGATGGACCTTATCGGATACATGCTGTTTATGATAGCGGTGCGGGTAAGGTAGTTGTTATTTGGCGTGGGAGTTCTGGTACAGATGACCATAAAGCGGCTGTGTGTACTATAAGTGGAACAACAGTTACAATTAATACACCTGTAACTTTTGCCAACACTATTTATGGTGAACCACAAAACATTACATACGACAGTACAAATGGTAAAATAGTTATAGCTTTTGTTAATGTAACTTCTGGTTTTGTAAGAACTCCACAAGTTATAGTTGGTACAGTAAGTGGAACTTCTATTACTTTTGGCACGGCTGTGGATGTTGCTACTAGTACAGCATCATCAAGACAAATAAACCTTACTTACGATAGTACTAATAGTAAAGTAATTGTACTTTACCAAGATAGATCAACAAGTCCAGCTAGTATAAAATCTGTAGTAGGTACAGTTAGTGGAAACTCTATTAGTTTTGGTACTGCTTCAACAATGCATTATAATGACCCAACTGGATTGTACATCTATGATGGAGAAGAAGAATATTTACAAGTAATTTATGATAGTGTTAGTCAAAAAGTTGTTGCGGCTTATAGAATACAAAATAGTGCTCAATATCAATATGACCCAGGTTATTTTAATATTGGTACAGTAAGTGGTAATTCTATTAGTTGGGGTACACAAGTTCAGTTTGAACCAAAAAGTGTTGCTGATCTGACATTGGTATATGACTCTAATCAAAATAAAAGTTTTTTAGCTTACTACGATCAGAGTGATTCAGAGGCAATGTATTCAATACTTACTACTGGTGGTGCTACAAACATAACAAATACTAACGTAATTGGTGTGGCTGCTGAAGGTATAGCAGATACTGCAACAGGAACAATTAATGTTAATGGTGAAATTAATGAAAGCCAATCAAGTTTAACTATAGGTACAGTTTATTATCTTGATGATGATGGATCACTTACTACAACACATAATGGACGTAAACTGGGCGTAGCTGTTGGTACTACAAAGTTGTTTATTGATACAGACATGTTTGGTGTAACAGCAACAACAGCAGAATTAAATTATGTGGATGGAGTTACATCAAACATTCAGACACAGATTGATGCCAAGGCTGGCACAGGTAAAGCCATTGCTATGGCTATAGTATTCGGGTAAAAGGAGTAAACAATGGCTGCACCCAATATAGTAAATGTCAGCGCAATTACTGGCAAAACAGATCAATATGCATTGACAACAACTTCACAAACAACTATACTTAATAATGCCGCATCTAGCGGTAAAGTATTTAAAGTAAATATGATTCAAATTGCTAATGTAGACGGTTCAAATGCATGTGACATTACAATAGATGTACACTCAGAAGATGATGGTGGTGGTACTGCTTATTCACTTGTATCTACTGTGTCAGTTCCTGCAGATGCATCACTGGTTGCATTGGATAAAAACACAGCAATCTATCTTGAAGAAGATATGTCTATTACTGCAACAGCAGGAACTGCAAGCGATTTAGAAGTAATTGTAAGCTACGAAGAAATTAGCTAATAGGAGTCCTTTATGGCTAAAGGCAAAGGCGGCTTCATAGGTCAAGACGGGCTTAATGCGCCAGATAGCCCTACAGGGGTAAGTGCTTCCGCAGGTGATGCACAAGCAGATGTAAGCTTTACAGCGCCAACCGATGTTGGTGGTTCGGCTATAACTGGATATAGGGCGCAGTCTAATGATGGTATAGGTGCATCAGGTTCAAGCTCTCCAATCACTGTCACTGGCCTGACCAATGACACATCTTACACGTTTAATGTCTGGGCGATCAATGCGTTTGGTTGGTCTGTGGCGAGTGATGCGAGTGAGAGTGTAACGCCAGCCGTTCCGCAAATTGGTTTGTTTGGTGGTGGCACAACGGGTTCATACTCCAATGTTATAGACACTATTACCATTCCAACAACGGGCAACGCTACAGACTTTGGTGATTTGACTGCAGCTAGAATAAACTTAGGGGCATGCTCATCTGTTACTAGAGGTGTCTTTGGTGGTGGGACTACATACACAAATGTCATAGAATACGTTACATTTACATCAGCAGGAAATGCGTCAGACTTTGGCGACTTGACGGTGGGAAGAAGTAGTCTTTCTGGTTTAAGTTCCTCAACAAGAGGTGTGTTTGGGGCAGGAACTGACGGCGGCAATGCAAATGTCTTAGATTATATAACAATAGCAAGCACTGGAAACGCTATTGACTTCGGCGATGGAACAACTGCGCAGAATGAATTTTACGCAGCATTTAGTTCACCAACAAGAGGCATTTTTGCGGGTGGTTTCAGGGGCGGCTATTCAAATGTAATTGAATACATAACTATAGCATCTACGGGGAATGCCACTGATTTTGGTGATCTATCTGCTAATTATTCATATACGGCGGGGTGTTCCTCATCAACAAGAGGTTTAGTTGGTGGTTCCTTTAACGGTTCGTTCCTTGACTCTATTGATTATATTACCATAGCTACCACAGGCAATGGTTCTGACTTTGGTGATCTGGTAAGAACGCAGTATCAACTGGCGGCATTATCATCAAACACAAGAGGCGTTTGGGGCGGTGGGTCTTTGGGTGATAAAAATGTAATTCAATACGTCACAATTGATACGACAGGTAATGCAGCAGACTTTGGCGATTTAACTGTCGGAAGGGCGCAACTTGCTGGCTGCTCATCTGCCCACGGAGGACTTCAATAATGCCAAACAGACAAGGTGTATGGTCGCTCTCGACAGTTTATCAAGCGTTAGGCGATCAGAATTGGCCTATAACACCTGGTGCTCCAACAGGCGTTAGTGCTACGGCGGGTGATTCACAGGCCACGGTAAGTTTTACGGCTCCGACATTTACAGGCAACCCTGCGGGGATTACTGGATACAGGGCAACATCTAGTCCAGGTGGGTTTACTGGCACAGGCTCGTCCTCACCTATTACTGTAACGGGACTTACAAATGGCACAAGCTATACGTTCACGGTGCAAGCGACAAACTCTGTAGGTTATGGGGCAGAGGGTGGGCCAAGTGGCAGTGTAAGTCCAGCTGCACCTATCGGATTATTTTTTGGTGGTTCATCATCGTCAGATAGCTCAAATATTGTTGATAAAATTGTAATCGGAACAACAGGTAATGCTACTGATTACGGAGATTTAACACAATCTCTTTCTGCTGGGATTGGCTTGGGTTCATCAACAAGGGCAGTTAGATCTGGCGGGAACAGTTCTGGAGATACAAACGTAATAGATTATAAGCTGTTTAGCAGTTCTGGTAATTTCTCTGACTTTGGTGACATGACTGAAGCACGTTCTAATCACGCTGGTGTTTCATCAGCTACTAGGGGTGTCAGCATGTTTGGCCAAAGTGGCGTAGATAGTATGGATTATATTACCTTTGCCTCCACGGGTAACGCAACGAATTTTGGGGACAGTTATTTTGGCGGGGGTGAAGCAAGAGGGTGTTCTTCGCCCACCAGAGGTGTTGCCTTTAGAGCAGGTTATATTAATTCAGATTTCGCAAATGTAATTGAATATATAACTATAGCTTCTACAGGAAATTCCACAGACTTTGGCGATCAGTTGCAGAAAAAGTTAGCTTCAGGTGGAGTTTGTTCTAATTCAACCAGAGGCATTCTATTTGGAAACTATGGTTATACTCCAACTGAGATTCTCAATGTGATTGAGTATATTACAATTGCAAGCACAGGTAATTCCTCTGATTTTGGAGACATGTTAAGCGGAACATACTTTGGGGGAGCGTTAGCTGGCTCTACAAGGGCAGTTCATGGCGGTGGAAATGGCAATGGCAATACAATGCAATACGTTACTATTGCATCAACAGGTAACGCTACGGACTTTGGTGACTTAACACATACAAATGCAAGAATGGTTGGCGCTATATCTAATGACCACGGAGGGCTTTAATAATGCCTAAACGCTATCTAGGAAACATTATTACCGATACTCCGACAGCACCCGCAGGGCCATACGAAAGTGACGCAGCAAGCGGCGTATGGTCAGTTGCAGAAGCTAGTGCATATACTAAAGCAGGGTTGTGGCCGATTGCTGGAAATTTTCCATTGTCGCCAGAAGATGTATTCAGCACTGACTTGTGGTCAGGTACAGGTGCTACAACAAACACTATAACTAATGGTATTGATATTAGTGGTGAAGGTGGTCTGGTCTGGGTTCACTCTAGGAGTAGAGGAGGTGAACAACATATACTTACTGATACTGAAAATGGACAAGGTAAGGCACTGGATAGCTCCAGCACATCTTCATTAAGCACAACCACAGAAAGTGTGCAAAATCTAAACAGTGATGGTTATAGCTTTAGTGGTGATCTTAGCCCTATTAACAGGCCGAATGATACTTATGTAGGTTGGACATTCCGCAAAGCCTCTAAGTTCTTTGATGTGGTGACTTATACTGGGAATGGAACTTCTGGTAGGACAGTTAGTCATAATCTTGGTAGTGTGCCTGGGTGTATAATTGTTAAAAGAACAGACACAACAGGATCATGGAGGTCTTATCATACCTCTTTAGGTGCCACAAAGTATATTGATATTAATTCAACATCGGCAGCGGGGACTTCTAACACTAGTTGGGCAGACACTGAACCCACTTCTACAGAGATCACTTTAGGTTCTAGTGTAAATGTAAACGCCTCTGGCGGTTCATACGTAGCCTACCTATTCGCCCACAACGATGGTGACGGAGACTTCGGCCCTGATGGTGATGCTGATATTATCAAGTGTGGGAGTTATACTGGGACGGGCAGTGCTGGATTAGAAATTGACTTAGGTTTTGAGCCTCAATGGTTCCTTATGAAAAGAACAGATACTGCTGGGTCAGATTGGTTTTTGTTTGATGTAATGCGTGGATTTGATGCCAGTGGTAATGCAGACCGTGGATTAAGGGCCAATACTAGTGATGCTGAAAGTAATGTTGGGCCAGCATTCAGACCTATAGCCAATGGGGTTGAAGTCCAAGGGACATTTTCATCGGTAAACGCCTCTGGAGGCACCTACATCTACATGGCCATTCGCCGTGGCCCTATGGCTGTGCCTGAGAGTGCGACTGATGTGTTTGATGTTGCGGAACGTGGCGCAGACAGTCCACCACCTCTGTATCGCAGCGGTTTCGTGACTGATATGTTTATAAATCGTGCAGATGTTACTTTAGGTGGTAATAATTATGTATTAGATAGATTGCGTGGACAGGTACAAGTTTTGATGACAGATGCATCTGATGCCGAAGCCGCCTACGGGGGGGCTGCGTATGGATTTGATGTAATGGACGGTATCGGAAACTTTACTGGTTTAGATTCAAATAATTACTCTTGGATGTGGAAACGTGCTCCCAACTTCTTTGATGTCGTTGCTTACAGCGGGAACTCAACAGCAGGGCGTACTGTAAGCCATAACCTTGGTGTTGCACCTGAGATGATGTGGGTGAAGGGCAGAAGCAATACAGATAATTGGTCTGTTTATCATAAAGACCTTAACGTTGGGTCAGGGCAATACTTGCAGTTAAATGTATCACAAGCCGCAGGAACAAACTCAAACCAATTTACAACAACTGCACCTACTTCTTCAGTCTTTTCACTTGGCAGTGATGGTGCTGTAAATGGATCAGGAAACACCTACATAGCCTACCTATTCGCAAGCCTAGATGGTGTGTCTAAGGTGGGTTCGTTTACTGGTAACGGTACTACCATAAACATAGATTGCGGATTTAG